GCATGTATTCTTCCTTTATGTGTAAACTTTAAAATTGTATCTATAAAAGTTGTATGATCTTTATTTATTTCTCTTGCTTTTGCAATCATTTGAACTATAGGGTGTTTGTGTTCTTGTAAAAAATTTTTAGTGAAAGATGGTGCAGATGATTTTTCGGTTCTTTCATAATGTAAGCCAAGCTTATCAAAAACTGTTGCAATGGATCTTGCTGCCCAAATCTGGGGTTCTATCCCTGTTTCTTGTTTTATTTTTAATAATATTTCTTGCTCTTGTGATGTTAACTTTTGTTTCAGGAGTCTTGCTTTCTCTACATCAACTCGGACTCCTTTAAATTTCATATCAGTCAAACATGGAAATAACTGTGTTTCTATATCAAATATATTTTGTAAATTTTGTTTTTGCATTTCACGGGATAAAACTTTAAATAATTCTAATGTTAATTTTGCATCTTTTTCTGCGTAATTACCTACATACATAGCAGGAAGTTTATACATTTCAGATTTAGGATCTATTCCCCAAGATTGAGCTGCTTCTGTTAAGGCTTTTTCATCTTTAACTTCTCCAAGATATTCAAATGAAATACTATTTAATGTATATGATAATCTATTTTCATCAATCAATGATGACATAACCATTGTATCTACAATGTGTCCATTAATTTGAACTCCCGCCGCTCGAAGCCAGCACACGTCATACATTGCATTGTGAAATATTTTTACATTATCATTTGCACAAACTTGTTTAATCCAATTTAAAACTTTATCTTTATCTAAATTACCACCACCTTCATGAGCAATCGGATAGTATGCTGACCATCCTTCAACAGCTACAGCAATACCAACAATATTACCATTACCAATAATTGCACCAGATCCTCTTGACTTTAGATCTGGATCTTTAGTTTCTAAATCTATAGCAATATATTTGTATCCTTTTAAATCAGGATAATTTTCTGGACAAATCCATTCTTTCTGAGCTTCAAACATTTATGCTAATACCATTATTAAAAAAAAATAAATACATATTACTGTTATTAATCCTAAATCAAACACTGCAATCTTTCTTCCTCTCATTGATTATAGTCTCTTTCTATAATCATTTGTATGTAATGAATCGCTTTCTCTAAATCTTGCTTACCATCTTTGTCTTGATGTCTGCAAATATATTTAATTGCATTACCTTCCGCAAACAGTATCTTATTATCATTGATGAATCTAGAGGGCTGTATTTTATATTTTTTATAATGTGAACCTCCTACTTGTCTAAAAAACGCTTTGTTACTCATAGTATTGGATCTCCTGGTATATAGTTATAATAATCATCTATATCTGGTTGCATGATATAAAGATTTTCTTTTGCTCTTGTTACACCCACAAAAAACAATCTGTGTTCTGGATCAGGATTTCTTAATGCTGCGTCATGTATAATCTTTTCCATCCCTGTATATAAGACTACATTTTCGCACTCTTCACCTTTTACACCATGTATTGTGGATACTTTAATTCTTGCAGGTTTAAATAAATCATCACCACTATTTAATAATGATTTAATATATAATTTTGTATCTTCTTTAAAATTTAATTGTTCCCAGTTTCCCGTCACCTTGAGCCCATGATTTAGCATTAGGTCATCTAAATCAACAAGATCTACTGCATCTAATGACTTGCCACTAGAAAATCCATATTCAACATGGCCCATGTTCCAATTTAAAACTTTATAAACAGACCTTGCTTCTTCAGATCCTACCGTTGCCCCCTGATTTAATCTATGCCACACTTGATAGGCTTCTAATAATTCATTAGATAAAACTACATTTGATCTACTATCAAATCTTAAGTTTAATGATGTTAAATGAGCTTTAATTGGATTCAACATTTGATTTGTTCTTGCAATAATCATCCATTCACCTTTACTAAAATTAATATTGTCCAATGTTTGATCTTCAAAAATTTGTCCTTCTGCATCTCTAGGTAGCCAACTCTTAATCATCCTATTTTCTACATGCTGTAATATATCTAATGCTTTTCTATGTATGACTCTTGGACATCTTCTTGATTCAATTCTTGCATCCACTTCACCTTTTAAATTAATAAATATATTAGGATTAGCACCTTGAAACGTATAGATCGTTTGATCGTCATCCCCTGCAACGTATGATCTATCACATCTTGATTCAATGTAATTGAACATTTCCCATTGCAGAGGATTCAGATCCTGTGCTTCATCCAAAAAGACAACGCTGAGTGGAGGGCATTTATCTTTCTCAATGAACTGTTTAATCATATCGGAATACTCAATCATTCCGGTTTGTTTCTTATATGATTTTAAATCGGCATCAATCTGTTCTGTTAACCACGTGTCTACACTATAATGTTTATCTAATTCTATTGCAGCATCCATGATAGATAGTTTTTTACATCTTGCATATTCAATAATTTTCATGTGATCATTTTTATATGTTGTTGTTTCCGTATAAGGATCAAACTCTGAACTAAAAGATAAATCTTTACATATTTGTGAAAAGTTTTTAAACGCATTCCATTTTTCATCTTTAAGTAATTGTGTATTAGTGTCTATGTTTAATTGTTTTGTTCCTAAAGAATGCATAGTGCATATATATGGAAAATTTTTTACAGTTGGAAATGCAGATAGTATTCTTTTCTTTGCTTCATTTGTTGCAGCATTACTAAATGTTAAATAAGCAATCTTATCAGGAGATGTTTTATATTCTTCAATCTCTTTCTTTAGATAGTTATTAATTAAATGATATGTCTTTCCTGTTCCCGGAGGTCCTGGAACTATTATTCTTTTCATTTAAACGCTGGCTCCTTCATTGTATTCTCTGTAATAATTGGTTTATCAACATTTACTGTTTCAATTTTCCATATTCTCATTGACTTCTTATCTAATTTTAAAACTTCTTCTTTTGCTTTAAAAATATCTTCCAACATTTTTTGTGTTTTTGCTTTTGGTAAATCCCAAGACTTACTTCTTTTTAAAAAATTATTAAAACTTTGATATTTAAAATAACTATGACCATTTTCTGTAAAAGGAATACCTCTTTTAACATCATCCATAACTTTACCTGTTGCTCTATTTAAAAAATCTCCAAGTAATTCTTTTAATTGATAATCAAGTCTGGCTGCTTGTGGAACTTCTAATATTTTAAATGTATCTTTATTAGACATAATTTTATGTAACAGTTTTTTCCAAATCATCTTACCTATTGGCATTAACACTTGATTTAATTGGTCCATTACTTCCATAGAAAATTTATCAAATTCATGAAGTGTAGCTCTGTCTACTTCAACTGGTTTACCATCAAGATAAACAATATAAATTGTTGGATGTGATGGATATTTTTCTATTCTTTCTATTTCCGGTGTTGGAACATTTTCCCCAACTCCAAATTTTCTTTTTACACAAAGCTTTGATTCACAAAAACTTCTAATAGGTTCTTGTTTACATTTATAACGATAATCTTTATTTAACAAAGATTTAATAACTGTATTTTCAAGGTTATTATCATCTATTGGTGGATTCATGTATTTTGAATTATAACTATGTAATTTAGTTTTCCATGAATCTGGAAATCTTTTTCTTAAATATACTCCTACATTAAACATGGTATCATTTCTTTTACCTTGTGGAACTTTGTCAGATAATAACGTAACTAAACAAGGAGGAGCTTCAAATAAATCTTCATTTTCTGTTGTTATAGGTTCTTTCCATTGTATTAAATCTTTTTCAGATAAAACTTTTTTATCATACAATTTAAAAAATTCTTCTAAAGTTAATAGTTCTGCATCATCTCCTAGTGCACGTCTTACAGATCCATCACCACCATGATATGGAACATTCAACCAACTACCCACCTGATTTTTATCTGCAAGTATATAATCTTGTTTTGGAAATAATTCTTTACCAGCATGACCTAACATTGCGGCCATTGTTTTTAATTTTTCTCTAACTAATGATGCTGGAACAAATTCTTTTACAAATAAAAATATATGTGCGCCCCCTGATTTTGATTTAAAAACTATTAAAGGTAAATTTTTATTTTTTATTTTTGTAATTAATTCTTTGTGATCTAAATCATAAACATCAACATCTAAACATCCCCACTTACATCTACTATCTTGTCTAATAGGTACAATTCCTAATGCTGGAAATTCACCATTTAAATGTTTTTGCCATAATATCTCTGTTACAGGCTTATGTACGGTTATTGACTCTGCTTCATTCTTTCCATCATCTCTAATCTCTCCAGTCATTTTTGTTTGACCATAAGAACTTTCAAGACCAGAAAATATATTCTTAAATCTTTCTAACATATCCACTCTCAATGTATTGGGGTGATATCTCTATCACCCCAGTTAACAGTTTTTACTTGTTTGCTAAGCTTTGATAGAATTGTTTTGCTCTTTCATACATAGCAGGATCATTTACAGGACCAACTTTTGTAATGTTGTATCCATACCATTGATTTCCTTTTCCAGAATTCAATACGGTATTAAGTTTGTAAATATGACTAAATGACGGTGGAGTGTATAAACCATTTTTACCCTCCAATGTAATTTGCATCATCATGGCATTCCATTTTCTACTTATTTTACCTTGAGACGAACTCATAGATATTAAAGCAGTTTCTGTAGTACCATTGCTATCTAATATGATCACAAAATGTTGACCAACCGTAAGGATGTAATTACCATTTGGTAATCTATCTTTACCCATTTGATCTTTTGTAGTCTTAGTCAATATATCCGAAGTATCTGGATAGATTTGTTCAGGTCTTCCTGATCCTGTTCCAAAATCTGACCATTCTTGAAACTCCAGTTTATAATGACATGGAATAACATCTATTCCTTTTGAACCATCATATACTTTTTTAGTTACAGTATTTAACAACATACCGGGTTCAGCACCTTCAATATAAGCTTGATTGCGCTTTTGTCCTTCTGCTGATCCATTCTGTAAAAGTTTTAAAATAGGTAAAGCTACACTTGTATTCTTTACATTCTCAAAACCTGCGTGCGCATCACTTTCAAACAATATTGATGAAGGTAATGGCGCAGCTTTCTTTATTGCTACTTGTTTCTCGTCTCTAGTTTCCATTTTCGATTATCTCCTAGTTATTTTTGTTTGGTTACCTGCAAACGTTTTAAATAGATCAGAGGGCATATCCTGTCCAGATTCGATACGCTCTCTGACCACTGCTTTGAGTGTCTGGGAATGAACGCCAACTTTCTGGACTGGCTCAAACCCCTGACCTCGCGCAAGGACAGCATATTGTGCCGCCTTGTTATCTTCGCCACGACCAAAGGTAACTGTGATATCATTTTTAATAATATCACCTAGACCGTTGTTACGAAGCCATTCAAAAGCTTTCTCCTGAACATCAGGAGAAATAGATGCACTGTAAAAAGGTTTTACTTCTACAGATTCACCATCTTTTAGCTTTAATTTTGTAATGTGCATTTCCTGCATCATAATAGGTATTTCTATTTGAGAAAGTATTCTTGCTTGTTCTTTTAATTTATTAATACTTTCTTCTGCGTTAGCAATCTCGTCTTCTAAATCTTTTAATTTTAAAACTTTATCTGATAAAGTTTTTGCAGCATCAATTTGTGTAACTGATTCTACTCGGTCTTGTTCAAAATTTATTGTCATATTATTACCTTTCTATTCTGTATATTATAATCCCTTAAATTACGTTTGTCAAGTGCTCGTTTCAGATTTTTGATACAAGTCAATTTCAATTGGATAATATCTCCTTTCTTGTTTATCCCATTTTAATAATTTATACTTGCCATTAGTAATATCAGATACAACTGAACATGCAACACCTATTATTGCAGGATCACCTGTAAGTAGTAAATAATCTTCTGAAGTGTAATCTTTTAGCAACTGTCGTAACTTAAATACAACAGGTCCAGCACTTAATATTATTTGTGCATTTTCTGGAAGAAGAACTTTTAATGAACCATATTGAGAAGCCCCAATAATATTTATCTTTGGCCTACCTTCTCTTGTGCCTGGCACATCTTGAATAACGTAAACTTTATTTTTTTCCATTCTTGACAATGTGTATATTAATGTAGTATAGTAATCAATAGAAAGAACTAACTATTATATATGAATTATAAGTTTAAGACAAAGCCATTCGCACATCAATTAAAGGCATTAGAAATGTCTTGGGATAAGAAAGTATTTGCTTATTTTATGGAAATGGGGACCGGTAAGTCTAAAGTATTAATAGATAATATGTCAATACTTTATGATAAAGGCCTTATAAATGGCGCCTTAATTATAGCTCCCAAAGGTGTTTATAAGAACTGGTTTGACTCTGAAATACCAACTCATATGGCAGATCATATAGAGAAAAAAATGGTGTTATGGGAATCTAGTGCAGGTAAATCTAAAGAAAAAGAATTAGATACATTATTTAAATCTAGTTACGATCTTCATATTTTAATTATGAATGTAGAAGCATTGTCTACTAAAAAAGGAAAACAGTTTGCTGAAAAGTTTTTAAGTTGTCATAAAACTTTAATGGCAATAGATGAATCAACTACAATAAAAAATCCAGGAGCGAATAGAACAAAAAATATTATCGCAATAGGAAAACATGTTACATATAAAAGAATATTAACAGGATCACCAGTAACTAAATCTCCATTAGATTTATATACTCAATGTTGGTTTTTAGATCCTTGGTTATTAGATCAACAATCTTATTACAGTTTTAGAACTAGATATGCTTTAACTCGTAAAATAAATGTAAGTGGTAGACAAGTTGAGATAGTAGTTGGTTATAGAAATCTTGGTGAACTATCAGATAAAATAAAACCTTTTTCACACAGAGTTTTAAAAGATGATTGTTTAGATTTACCACCTAAAACATATATGAAAAGAACTATTCAATTAACAGAAGAACAAAGAAAAGTTTATAAACAAATGAAAGATATAGCATTAGCTACATTGAATGGAAAATTAACTACAACACATAATGTAATCACTCAATTAATGAGACTACATCAAATAACTTGTGGTCATTTTAAATCGGATGATGGTCAAACACAAAAAATAGCAAGCAATAGATTAAATGAACTAATGGATGTTTTATCTGAAATGGAAGGTAAAGCAGTTATATGGGCTCACTATAGATATGATATAGAAGTTATTGTTGAAGCTATTAAGAAAGAATATGGAGATAAATCTGTTGTTACTTATTACGGAGATACTTCTACAGATGATAGACAAAAAGCAATTAAACTAATTCAAGATCCAAAAAGTGAAGTTAGATTTATTGTGGGTACACCACAAACAGGTGGGTATGGAATTACATTAACAGGTGCATCTACTATGATTTATTATTCTAATGGATATGATTTAGAAAAACGTCAACAATCTGAAGCTAGAATAGATCGTATTGGTCAAGAAAAACCTATG